TTCTTATATACTATTTCGAAAAGAATGTCAACCAGTAGAATATTTAAATGATTCTTTTGGTAAATCTCTAGGTTCATTTACTAGTGATAATAGGAACGCATCCCAATTTGGAACTCTTCTATCCCAACCATAGTTCATATTAGCCCATGAGGATTGTGAAGACACGTGATGTTCTACCAATTCATGCTGCATAGATTGAATAGCACCATCCAAGACCTGATAAAACATATTAGCATGGCCGTTCATATCTTCGTTATATTGATACATCCAAGTCCAATTTGCTGCGGTTTCATAGAGCGCGCCATAATTAGAATGAACACATAATAGACCAGCTGCCATTGCTTCCATAAGAACTAAACATGATGTTTCTAACCAAGTAGATGGATATGCTAATATATGCATACCATCGAGTGCTGATCTGATTTCATCGTTAGATACTGCACCATGATAATTGATTTTATCATGTTCTCTACACGTATTAAATAATGGCTCGAATGCTTCATCTCTTTCTTCCCAACCATATAGACTGAAAGATGAATATACATCAAGTTCGATGTTATCATATTTTTCGCACAATTTCTGAAATACTGGAACGAGTATGCTTAATCCACGATGAGGAGTAGACCAATATCCAAGTCGAATTGTTTCTTTTGGTTTATTTTCAATTCTTGTTATTGGTTCTATTGCATTTTGCATTACAACGCATTTAGACCATGGAATTCTATAATGATTCATATATGCTTGCATTTGCCAATTTGATACAAATACTAGCTTATGAAAAACATCATACCCACCATCTTTAAGAAATTCAGATTCTGGATCGCCAGGAAGATCATGAGCAACAAATACACGAACTTTGCTGTCGTCTAGTTCTCTTACACGAGAATTAACGATTTGAAATTCTTTTAATAAATCTGGATTTAATTTGTTGACCAGTGCAGTAGCAATAATTTCACTTCCACCCATAGATTTCTGATTAGTCTCATTGCGAATTAGTTTTCCACCATTAATTTCCATTGATATTCACACTTCTAATTTCACTAACGGCATCCAGTCTGAATGCTCTCCAATCTTGCTTCTCTAAATCCCAAACCGAAACAACTTCATCATTTGGTGTATGTGATCTAGTTTCTTCTGATTTCTCTGGAAGATAATCTTCCATCAATGTACAATGCATTTTTCTCATTGTCCCATCATTCTTTCTAAAAACTACGTCCATACGATTTGATTGTAGTAGTTTTACAACGTCAGTCTTCTGTAAGGAAGGTTTTGCTTTCAAGTCCATTATAATATTCCTTTAATTCTGTGAAACCGCCTATAGGTTTTCCGTTTATGATAATGTATGGTACAGACATCACTCCAGGAAATGTTGTCATAAATTCTTCTCGGGTAATGTCTTCACCGATAACAGTTTCAATATAAGGTTGATTTCTAGATTGCATCAACATTTTAGAATAATCACAATTTGGACATGCCTTTTTACTGTAAATTATTGTTGTCATGATTTACCCTGTCTTAATGATAGAAATTTCGGATTGCCGTAACAATCGTTAGCACGAACTCTAGTATGTTGGCGCCCTTGAGCACGATTTATATCGACAACACTTATCCATGGATTTTTGCCTGCTCTCCACGCTTCAATAATGTTGAGCGCTTTGTCGACAGCGCTGACATTATTTTTTACCATTTTACAATTTTCTTTGCTAACATTTCTTCTTTGGCCCTTGGATGTATATCCATTGCGATGCTTCTTTTTACCCATCATATATTCCTTATTGTGATGCTATTAATTTTAGTTCTTGATCTCTATCGATCAGATAGTAATTCATGTTCTGCGGCTCAAATTCGTCTATTGCTTTTAATACTACATCAACGTCCAATGTGCTGCATGAATATACATCAAGTTGGAGCTTTCCAGGTTCTTCTTCATCCCAGACATGGAGTGCGATATGTGATGTTTCTATGATCGTTACTGATGTAAGTCCTCGATTACCGGCTATTTTAGAATAAACTGAATACGGACCCATTAATATTTTCATACCAATAGAATTAACAAGTTTTTTCATCCACATATCTATATATACCGTATCTCGCGGTGGATTGTTAATTCTTCCTGTAATAATCAAATGCTTATGTTCTAATATTTTACCCACGTCATAAATTCTCCGCACTATTAAAAACTAAAGCTAATACATGCCCTCGATGTACTTTTGCCGAAACCCAACTATTATAGTAATTATCATCAATAACGGCATCAGCTTCAAAAATCATTTTGGCTTCTTGGTAATTACATTCACCTCTAGATTTGCATAGCTTTAAAATTGTTCTTTTAAAATTTTCAATTCCAAGTTCATCAATGTCTTTTTTTAATGACAGCGACGAGCCGTAGTAATCTTTCCAATCGGATTCTACTCTAATTTTTTTTCTTTTCTTTTTGACGGTTTTATATCCAGCTTTAGTTAGAAACTTTCTTCCGATATATTTCTTACCACTAGTTATGTTTTCTATTAAATAGATAAATCCATAATATTCTCCATCATTCTCAAACTCGACGCCTTCGTAAATCCAATTCATATTTTCAATCTTTGTTGTATTAAAAATATATTTATTAGATTTTAATAGTCATCCTCATCCTCGTCTTCGTCATCGTCATCTTCTACGGGAAGCTCTGTCGCGCAAAACGGACAAAACTCTGGATGTATATGTGTGTCGGCAACGATTCTAAACTCCGCGCCGCACTCTGTGCATTCATGCCACTTCATTGGGTAATTTTCTTTCTTTTAGTTCAATATCAGCTTTAGGAGCCATAATTTCAGAATATGTTTTTCCGCGGTGAGCGGGTGGATTTGAACCTAGACAGATATTTAATAATATTCCACCGTCATCTATATCTCTTCTTCCGAATTTTCTTATTATCTTTTCTTCGTACTGATATGCTATTGTTTCATTCTCAATATTTTCTGCGTAATAAATTACAATGAAAATCCTTTAAATGTATCATCTCGAATGTCTTTTTTAACAGCCCCGATTGTATAACTACTTATTTCTGTTTCTTGAGGTGCGGTTTGGACATCGGAGCCAGCAATCCATTTTTGTGTCCATGGGAGTGGATTGGAACCACCTTTATATGGAGATGGTAGACCTATTGCTAGCATTCTTTTATTTGCTATCCATTCCAAATATTCTACTGAAAGTGCTTCATTGATGCCGATCATGGAACCGTCTTTGAAGACATATTTTGCCCAATCTCTTTCTTGATTTACCACATCAGTAAACATTTGAATAACTTCTGGTTGGCATTCTTTTTCTATCTTTTTGAAATCTTTATCATCACTTGGTAATAGCTTTATCATCTGTTGTGTGGATGCTAAATGTAAATTTTCATCTCTTGCAATGAATTTAATAATCTTTGCATTGCCTTCCATCTTCTTAAGTTCTGCAAAGTTCCACGAAATTGCAAAGCTTACATAGAAACGAATTCCCTCAAGAGCATTCACAGCATTCAGACAAAGCCATAGAGCCTTTTTGTGTTCATATGTAGTAATAGCGTGGGCTGAATGAGGACTCAACATACTATTACACAAAATCAAATCATCATAATATTTACTAATGTCCTTAGCGCAATCGATGATTTCAGTTATTTCTTTTATTTCATCAAAAACCTTAGACGGATCTGAATAGATATTTTTAATTAAATGTGTGTAAGATTTAGAGTGAATCGTTTCAGAGAAAGTCCATGTAGTAATCCAATTTTCCAATTCTGGTAATGATACTATAGGAAGAAATGCTAAAGAAGGCGCTCTACCCTGAACAGAATCTAGCAAGATTTGTCTTTTCAAATTAGCAGTAAACATATGCTGTTCATGTGGACTTAAAGTTTTAAAATCCTTGAAGTCTTTAGATATATCTATTTCTTCGGGTCTCCAAAAGAATGATAATTGCTTATCGTTTAGTTTGTCGAATTGTGGATATTTAAACTTATCGTATCTTGCCACATCAACAGATTCTCCAAAGAACATAGTTCTCTTATGATGTGGCGTCTTATTATTTAAATTGAAAACAGACATTAAATTACTCTCATTATATCGCGCAAGCGCCGCACGTTTCATCTTCCATTGCTTCAACATCGGCATCTGGGACTTCTATCTCTCCAGCATCGTCATTTGTATTAAAATAATATGCTGTCTTGATACCATATTTATACATCATCAACATGTCTGTAAGCAATCCAGCCTCAGACAGCATCTCATCTGGATAATGCTCTGGATTATAAGTCGTATTTGTTGAGATAGATTGATCAATGAACTTTTGAAGTACTGCCATAATTTTTATATAACCGTGTGGTGTTTTAGCATCCCACATCTTTTCATACTTGTTCTTAAATTTAATTGGCTCCGGCGCAACTTGTGCTAGTACACCATCTTTAGATTGTTTAATAGAAACTATCTCTCTGATAGGGTCAATACCATTAGTAGAATTAGAAACTTGAGAAGATGTTTCTGATGGCATTAGAGCCATTAATGTAGAATTTCTAATCTTGCTCTTCTTCAATCTTTCTGATAGTTCATTCCAATCCAATTTATAGTCTGGGTTTACTAATTCATCAACAGCTTCTTTGTATGTATGAATTGGCATAATACCGTCATCATATTTTGTCTGGTGTGATAGTGGGCATGGACCAAAATCTTCTGCTAATTCTACAGATGCTCTAATCAAATAATATGACCATGCTTCGGCGTATTCATGGATGAGCTCTAAATTTGGTTCACTATATGTCATACCATTCTTAGCAATCCAATATGCAAAATTGATGATACCAATTCCAAGTGGCCTTCTATTCATGGTTGCATTTTCAGCAGCTTTAACTGGATACGACTGATAATCTAATAGTGCATCTAAAGCTCTAACCAACAATCTAGCTGGCTTCATGAAATCTTCAGGTTTTTTAATTTTGCCCCAATTGATTGCTCCCAATGTACATAGTGCAATTTCTGCTTTAGAATCACTCTCAGCTAATTCGTAAACACACCTATAAGCGCTATCAAAATTGATATAATTTATGACTTCATAAGCAAATGTGTCGGTGTGCTGACCCTTTCCGCGCTTGTAAACATAATCTGAATTCGATATTTTGAATTCTTCATATGCGTCCCAATCACTCCAGTTAATTTGAACTGGCTCTTTAGATGGTTCTCCATCGTAGATGCTAGTAAGTGGATGAGTTGGTAATGTTATTTCTTGGCAATTATGAACTAAAATACCATTAGCATAAAAATTTAAATTTTTATCAACCGTTACGTCATAAACATCTTCTACATCAGTTAAATATTCTAGTCTTAATCCCATGATGTCATTCTACCCTTTTTCCAGTTTAATTTTATATCTAATTCATGTTCATGACACAATCTATTGCTTTTTATGTCTTTACAAAAAAACCATTTTTTTCCAGTTACGATTTTTGAAAGTTGTTCTTTTTGTTTCTTACATTTGTAATATGGAACATATTTAATGTTAGTTTTATTTTCTAATATTTTTACGAGATTCTTATACCGTCCATTGAATCTATATTTCGTAAAACTTTTTGGTATTTTTTTGTCTTTAGAATATTTTATCAATTTAGCATGTGATG